AAATTTTGCATAAGATATAGAAGTCAATACAGGCAACTCTGTTGAAGTAACTTCATATAAATTGCTCTGCATTTCTGCCCAGGTGTAGTTTCTAGGATCTTTGAAGTGTATATTATATCCTCTAAATCCCCATCGAAATACTTCTAGACACTCAATCAATGGGTGTTGATCATACTTAAGATCTTTTGTCTTTGCCTTATACAAAAACGTATAATATTTTCCCTGATCGGGTACAGGTGTTACTGTATATTGCAACGCATCCATGATCAACATCATGCGATCTTCTACGTCTTGTTCTGCATTGATTTTATCTTTAATCGGACTAATCCTATCATTACTCAGAATAGGATCATCACCTTTTCCAATTAAATCTGCAACGTCTTGTTCTGCTTTTCTTTGTTTTAGAGTCTTTCTTGGCATTACTTGATACCTAGATCTTTTTCTGTCATGATTTTAAATTCATAGTTTCTATCATCACAGAACTCCTGTGCCGCTTTCCACTTTGCTTGATTAACTGCCCAGGTCTTGACTTTGTACGCCCACTGTTTCGTCCTCCTTTTAGGATTCTGTTCAGGCATTTCCACTTCTCTCTGTGGTTTGACTTCAATTACCATCGATCTTCCTTTGCCAAATTTATCAGTATATCTAACAAAGAAATCTGGATAGTAACGATGAACTTTATTATCAATAGGAGAAACGTATGGAATACAAAACTCCTCGGATTGCCATTGGTTTACATTTTCATTGAGATCGCAGTATCTCATGAACTTTCTTTCCCAGAGTGAACGGTAAACGATATTTGCTGGGTCACCTTTATATTTTCTGGGATTCTCTGGTCGATATTTTCCCTTATAACTCATATACATAGTATAGATCCTTAAAAAATATTTATAGTGGCCGATAACGTCAATAGGTTTAGAGTTGATCCGTTCTATGTCAAAATGATGGGTGGTACATCCCACCCGACGGCGGGAACCATCGGCGGTGCCATGGATTATATTGGTGAGCTTTCACAATCTAGCCAATTTAAATTCAATCTATATTTAAATGGTATTGGTACTGGAGAACCTAACGAAGACTTAAATTCTTGGTTAAACAGTTGTGGATTATTTGGTGGAGATTCTAACGATCAAACTTTAAAATACGAATTACTATGCCACCAGGCACAATTACCAGGAACTCAGTTTGAGTTAGCAACAGAAAAAGGTGGATATCAAGGTTTGACCGAAACTTTTGCAAGAGCGCGACAGTTTACTCAATTTGCAGTATCATTTTATGTTGACACTGATTATAATGTTTTAAGATTATTTGAAGAGTGGATGAACTTTATTAATCCACTAACAACACAAGAAGGTCCTACAGAAACTGGATATCCCTCGGGAAGTCTATTGCGTGGTAGTGCATCTGACAGGAATGGTTTTCTTAGGATGAGATATCCAGAATCATATAAGAAAATAATTGGTATTACTAAATTTGAAAGAAATGCTGGGTTTGCAGCTAATACCAACATAAATGAATCTACTCCTGGAAGTGAGAAATTTATACAAAAAAGTAGATCAATAAGTTATCAATTTATTAATGCATTTCCCATTCAAGTTGCTGCTGTCAATATGTCATATGGCGGATCAGAAATATTGAAAGTAGATGTTGTTTTTAACTATGACAGATATATCACTATTAAAAATGATCCTGGCCAACAGTTCAGTCCAAGTGATATTAAAAATTTACGACAAGAAACTCAACAACTAATTAATCAAGGTAAAGGATTTCCAATAAATCCTGGTCAACCCCCCGAAGGTGTAACTGCGGAACAACCAAGTAATACTCAAACAGGGCCAACAAGACTTCAAGTTATACCATTCTCCCAATAACCCCTCTAAATAATCACAACTGACCTTATAATGGATCGTTATGCCACTGCCAAAAATTAGTACACCAACCTATGAGTTGACGATTCCCTCTACAGGAAAAAAAATTAAGTACAGACCCTTCTTAGTCAAAGAAGAAAAAATTTTGATTCTTGCTCTTGAGAGTCAAGATGTGCAACAAATTACAATTGCAATTAAACAAGTATTATCTGAGTGCATTCAAACTAGGGGAGTAAAAGTAGAAGAACTTGCCTCATTTGATATTGAATATATTTTCTTAAACGTTCGTGCAAAATCGGTCGGTGAAGCGATTGAGTTGATTGTTACTTGTCAAGATGATGGTGTAACTGAAGTTCCTGTAAAAATCTTTGTTGATGAAGTTCAGGTTCAATTTGAAGATAATCATACTACAGAATTGAAGTTAGATGATAAAGTGGTTTTGAAAATGAAGTATCCATCTTTGGATCAATTTATCAAAAATAATTTTGATTTTAGTGGTAATGATATAAGCACTATTGAAAAGTCCTTTGATATTATTGCAGATTGTATTGATACTATCTTTACCGAAGAAGAAGCTTGGGCTGCAAAAGATTGCACTAAAAAAGAGTTGATTGGATTTATTGAACAAATGAATTCAAAACAATTTAAATCAGTCGAGAAGTTTTTTGAAACTATGCCTAAGTTAAGTCATTCATTCTCTGTTAGAAACCCAGAAACTAAAAAAGAAACTTCTGTTACGCTGGAGGGACTAACGAGTTTTTTCGGCTAACAATGTCTCATGTTGACCTTGAGGCATACTATAGAATTAATTTCGCTTTGATGCAGTTCCATAAATACAGCTTGACTGAGATTGAAAATTTGATGCCTTGGGAAAGAGACATTTATCTTACCCTTTTGAGAGCGCATATTGAAGAGGAAAACTTAAAGCAGCAACAACAAGCTAATGCAAGTTAAGAACTTACCAAATCTAAGTGTAGCGTCACCAAAATCTACCAATAAGATAAATGCACAAAGTTTATCTGGTGGTAGATCATTAGGTTCTGGAGTTGTAGAAAGTGCTGCTAATAATATTGCAAATTTTAATAGACCAGGAACTGCAGCAGTAGCACCAAAAGTTCCTAATATTGCTGCTCTTCTTCAAAGTATTTCTAATAATATTATCAGTAATGTAGAGAATATTACTGGTGGTGTTAAGAATGTAATTCAGGGTGGAATTACTAACGTAAAAAATATATTTGGTAGAAAAGAGGCTGAGGAAGATCCCAATAAAATGATGTCAGAGTTCTTAGGACTCTATAAGAAGGCATTAGATTATATTAGATTTTTTGCAGATCCTAAACAAATTAAGGGATTTGATAAAGCAATAGAAGTATATCAAGATAGTTTAAAAGAAACTGGTGACATAATAGTTGGTATCAGGAAGTTCATCAAAAAGATGATCAAGGACTTCCAAAGATTAAAAAACGAACTCTCCAACTTAGGAGGAGGTGGTGGTGGATTTCAGATGCCATCCCTACCATTACCTGGCATTTCCAGAAGAGCTCCCAGACCTAGACCCAGAGCAAGACCCCGAGGTAGAGGTGGTAAATTAGGTCTGGGATTACTAGGTCTTGGATTGCTTGGTGGTGGTGCAATGGCTGCCAGTAAGTTTATTGGCGATGATAACGTAAAAGGACAACAAATTGCATCTGGTGGTATTAATCCAGAGATAACCGCAAAGTTTGATAGTGTTTTAGCTAAATTTGAATCGGTTTTAAACAATTTTGGTACTGCTGCACCTGCAACGGGAAAAAAGGAGGGTGAGAAACCTGACAAGGAAGGCGATAAAGACCCAGCACCAAGACCACAGCGCCCTAGTACGAGTACACCAGATGGATCTTTAGAAGCATTTGATCCTAATAAAAAATATAAAAAAGGGGATACTGTAATAAAGGACGGTATTCCTAAAACTTTTGATGGTAAAGACTGGAAAGCGGATGATCGTCCCAAGTTAGAAAGGGATATCGTAGATTTTAGAAAATTTAGAAATGAAAAATTTGGCGCCCCAGCAAACAGGGTAGACGCTAAAACTGAAGCTGATAACTTTAATTTGGCCATTCGTGAATTGAGAGGTCCTGAAGGAGGAAGCAGTATTAGTCCACTTGCAGATGATGATAGTTATCAAGATATTCACGTATCCGATTCACATAAACACGGATACGGATTTGATGTTCCTATTGCTAATGCAAAACAAGCTAGTGCAGTAATTAAGTTCTTCCAAGACAGAGGATATTATACACTTCATGGAGCTCAGGATCCCAGTGGTGCTCATGATAATCATGTTCATGTTGAAGCACCTAATGCAGATGTTCTGAAAAGACCATCAGAAATGAAGACTAAACCTGCACAAAAACCTAAAGTAGAACCTACGGTACAACCAAATAAAGATGTACAAAAATCTCAAAGTGGATCTTCTCCAGATGTAATAGGTTCTATTCAACAGATACCTGGATCAAATAGTGTTACGATATTACCTACTGCTCAAGAAGGTGGGGGAGGATCTAGACAGACAATACCACCGCCACCAGTGCAAACTGCAAAAGTGGAAAGTAATATTCCAATGAATTTATCGCCTGAAAATGATGATAACTTTTTACCATTCAGCACTAAATCTATCCTTAATATCTTATCAACATGAAGAACTTAGATCCTAGGGTAAAAAAGAGTGCCAAGAAAATTTTAAACTTGGCCACTAGATCCAAGAGATCTATGCAAGTGAATCAGCTAAATTTTGCTCGTACTACAAAGTTTATCAATAGAGAAGCACTAAGAATATCACAACCTAAAATTGACAAAAAGAAGTTAAAAAAACTTTTCAAAACTGATTTTGCTGCTATAGCTAGTGACAGTATCGGTGGTGGAGGCGGTGGCGGATTAGGTTTACCAGGCTTTGATTTACCTTTTGGTGGAGGTGGTGGTCGTGGTAGGAGAGGCGGCCGTCGTGGAGGACCACCATCAAGAAGAGCACAACAGAGATATAGAAGGAGATTCGGAAATAGAGCTGCTAATAGACGATTCGGCAGATTACCTCAATTCGGTAGAGGTAGGGGTATTCGTGTTCCTAGAGCAGGAGGTCTTCTCGGTGTTGCGTTTGCTGGACTTGAATATGGGGGAAGATTATCTGATGGACAAACACAGGAACAAGCAATAACAGGAACTGCTGCATCCACTGCGGGTGGTTTAGCTGGTGGATTTGCAGGAGCTAAAGGTGGTGCTGCACTTGGTGCTCTAATTGGTAGTATTGTTCCTGGTGCAGGTACTGCACTTGGTGCTGCTATAGGTGGACTGATTGGTGGTGTTGCTGGAGGTATGGCTGGCAGTGGTCTTGCTGGTGGTGCTGCAGATCAACTGACAGGTGTAAAACAAGAAAAAATAATTGGTCAAGAAGACAAAAATAAAGAAGATAATAAACTTGAAGCGGTAAATAATAATACTGCTTTCATGCAAAGTTTAAACAAATTTGATGAGTTACTTGATAGACTTGCAAGGTTAAGATTAGCACCAGAAGAAGAATTAGATGCTAATGCTGATGGCTCGGGATTGGATGATGACTTTAAACCCTTTAAGTCCAAGACTGGAATAGACATACCACCAGAACTTACTTTTAAAGCTAAAGAACTACAACAAAAATATGAAGAAACTGGAGAAACGCAATCAGCACTGACTCCATATGGATTCTTAAAAGTTAGTCCAAAAGCACCAAACCGTCTTGGTTTTCTTGGTGGTCCAGACATGACTCCTGAACTATCATTTAATCCAAAGCTAACTATAGATAGCAATAAACAAGCTGTAAGAGATGCAGAACTCTTATTTTCTATTGCTAATGCACCAGCGACTTTTGGTGCTGTTCGTGGTGCTGTTCGTGGTGCAAAAGCTAGAGTAACTCCTAGAGTTGTTACACCAGGTTCACAGAGACCAATTGTACGCCCTGCAAGGCAAATTAATAAAAAAATGGCCAAACCAGAGGTTAAAAGTGAACCACTAGTTCAAGGACCTGCCCAAAACATATTTGAGAGTCAAACACCTTCTAGAGTAAGACAAACCGAATTGAGAAGACCTTTGACAGGGAAAGATGCTATGAGACAAACAGAAATTGATACTAGAATTGATATGACAAAAGATTTTACTAGTGGTAGAGCAGGTGCAGATGCTCAAAGAGCAAATACCGATAGACAGAATGTAAATTTTGCTAAAGACGCTTTAACTAGAAAACCTAGTGAAAGAGGACCTCTTAATAAAGAGGTTGTAAAATATGAAGATGGTCCTGTAGAGTTCATGCGACCTGGTGGAGATTTTGTTACCAGTGAAGAATTCATGTTGAAGAGACTTATGAGAGAATATCCAGGCATGGATATTAATAAATTATTAGATACAAGCAAACCAGGTCTTAAAGAACAATTATTGAAAATGAAAGGTTTTGGTGATCAAAGTTCTGCTGATCTAAAACCAGGATCTCAGAATATTGCAAGTGCTGGTATAAACCAATATACAGTTTATGAAGCTCCCAATAATACTCTCATCGTTCAACCATCTGGTGGTGGAATGCCCCCTCCACCACAACAACCTCCACAGATGATTGCTCAATCACCTCCTTTAGATATGCAAATGATGGGAGGAGGCGTATCAGAAATGGATATTGTTAAGACATTAAATACAGTACAATTGTTTACCGATCTAACTACAACCTAAAATGTCAGTAGCAGTAAGAGGACTTCAAGTACTAGGCGCAGAAGTCATATCCAACAATGGTCAAAGAGTAGATATTTCTGCAAATATCGATATGATCGATTACTTTGAAGATATATTGTCACCATGTTGTACATTGAGGATCAGAGTTGTTTCTGCTGGTAGAATAGTAAATTCTTTACCCATTCGTGGTGGAGAAAAAGTAGTATTGAAACTACTTACTGCTAGTGGTGAAGTGGATAGAGATGGTGATAGAGCTTTTTATGTGAAGAAAGTTTCTGATTATGCTTCTGATGGACAAAAAGAAGTTTTTAATTTGCAATGTATAAGTAGGGAAGGATTGACAAATGAAACTACCAGATGCGAAAGAAAGTATAAAAAGTTGACCATTGATCAACACGTTACTTCTATTTTGAAAGACGTTCTTAAGACAAATAATTTCAAATCAGAAAATATCGAGAAGACTGCAAATCCATATAGTTTCATTGGAAACCAGAAAAAACCCTTTTATATTCTGACTTGGTTATTACCTAAAAGTTTACCTGTTGCTGGTAAATCTGGTTCTAACGGTTCAGAAGCGAAAGGTGTTTCTGGTTTTTTCTTCTATGAAAACTCTGAAGGATTTAACTTCAAAAGCATCGAAAGTTTAGTTGGAAGTATTAATAATAAAGACAATGAAGTTGCAAGATATGTTTATTCAAATATCATCGAAGAAGGTACTATAGCAGTTGAATATAAAATTTTAGACTACAAAATAAATCGAAATATTGATTTACAACAATCATTAAGAACTGGAATGTACTCAAATATTACATTCTTTTATGATCCATATGAATATAGAACCGATTTTTATCAATATAATCTAAAAGACGAAATACTTGATAAACTGGGAAAACAAGATACCATAGATGTCCCTGGAGGATTTGAAAATGCTCCATCAAGAATCTTAGTCCGAACAGCTGATCGAGGGATCTTAGATCCTGGTGATATCGCAGAAGATTCTGGTAGAGATGTAGCAGATATGGCAAAATCTTTCGCTAGGTATAACTTGCTGTTTACTCAGTCACTAAATATGACAGTACCATGTAACACAAAATTAAAGGTCGGTGATGTAATTGCCGCGGTTTTCCCTAAAGTTAATCCATCCGTTAATAAAGATAAAGACCCTGATCAAAGTGGTAAGTATTTAATTAAAAGTTTAAGACATCACTTTGAAGCTAACGCGAATGTTACTACTTTAGGTTTAATTCGTGACTCATACGGTCTCACATAAAAAACAATCCTATGGAAAGTTTAGAAAAACACATAGAAAAAGACAGACAGATCTTAAATGATCCAACAACTTCACCTCAACAACGTCGTCATGTTGAAAGTGAACTTTACGAACTTGAAGTTTACGCTAAAAATCACAAAAAAGAAATTGCTGCGGGGGATCATCACGATCCAACACCACTGGAACTGTTTTGCGAAATGGAACCAGAAGCAGATGAATGTAGAATTTACGAAGATTAATTAAATGATAGACGAGTCTTTTGCAAAATCTAATTTTATTGGTAAAGACGGATTCATTTGGTGGATCGGACAAGTTGCTCCTGCGGAAGTGTGGAGAAACGAAAAGTCTAGAGTTGATACCGAAGTTGGAGAAGGATGGGCTTACAGGTGTAAGGTAAGAATCATTGGGTATCATAGTTTTGATGATGAAAAATTACCTAATGAAGATTTGCCTTGGGCACATATTCTGACCAGTGCTGCTGATGGTGCTCCTGGTCAGGGTAGTTTTGGTAAGACTCATGGACTCGTAGGGGGAGAATCTGTTTTAGGATTCTTTTTAGATGGAGAAGAGGGACAACAACCAGTTGTTGTTTCTACGTTTTATAGAACAAAAGCAGTACAGAACTTAAAACAAAAATCACCTTTCAAACCTTTCACGGGCATGGAAGGGAATCTTAGACAAACTTCTACAAGAAAAAAACGCCCTAGTGCTACAGTAAAGGAGGTTGAAAAGAAAACTGTAGAGACTGGACCTGCTTTTACTTTTGATCAATCTGTAAATTTTGGGTTGGGTGATACTCAGATTCCAAATCTGGATCTTAGAATAGATCTTAAATCAGACTTGTCAAAAATGGCAGGTTCGACGTTTGTTGCCGCAGATGATCTACAAGATGAATTATTTGGGGAAACTAATGCAGATCTTGCATTTAATAAAGCATTCTATGATGCAGGTCCAGTTACCAAACCAAACGGTTGTTTAACTGATATCCTTGCACAAATACAAGCAGGACTCAATAGTTTTCTAGGATTTATTAACGGTTTAGAAGCTACCGCATTTGGTTACATTGATCCCGTAAGGAACTTAGTGGTAGATATCAGTTCTTCGGTGAGATCTGTTGCTAGATTGACAATGGGTCTTGTTAGATTCGTTGTCAATGGTATTAGAGAAAATATTGTTAAATTAGTTGGATGCCTATTTGAGGTATTTGCAATTACCATCCCGCTTCCACAGTGGATACAACTATCTGAAGCAGCAAAACAGATTCTAGATCTTATTTTCTGTCTGTTTGAAAAAATCTTTGGTCCAATGTTGGATTTTATCCAAGGACTTATCAATGAAATGATCGGTGATTCTTTCAACGCTGCTGCTTGTGCAGTGGAAGAGTTTCTTGCTGCAACCATCGGTAAACTTGAAGAGATGATGCAAGATCTTCTCGGTGATATATTAAGTGGTCTTGATTGGTTATCTGGTGGAATTGGTCAGATTTCCAGTTACATCCGTCAAGGTGTTGGTATGATCCAACAACTTCTAAGTTTCTTGAATTGTGATGGTCTACTTTGTGATAAACCTGGAACATGGGATCCATTTGGTAAAATAGAATTCCCAGACACAGATGATTGGAAAAAAACTCTCGGAAATATTGATGTACTCTTTGGATACGGCGGTGAAATAAATGAGGTCGCTGGATTATTATCTTTCTATGGTGGAGATACACCATTTACAGATTGTAGAGAAAAAAATATAAATCCAAAGAATCAAGGAGATGCACCTAGAGTGCCACCTGGTTATAAGTTTTATAAGTGCATTCCCCCAGAAATTATCATTTATGGTGACGGTAGAGGTGCAACTGCTGTGCCCGTTGTTGATCCAAACACAGGAAAAATTCTTACAGCTGTCGTAACCAATACTGGATCTGGATATTCAAAGAGACCGCAAGTTAAAATTATAGATAATACAAATTATGGAAAAGGTGCGACTGCAAAGGCTAGAATTACAAACGGAAGAGTAAGTGACATTTATATCACAACTCCTGGTTCTGGATATTGCCCAACAGATCTATCAATAACACTACCCGAGCCTCCTGTAAATCCAGATTTACCAACACAGTGCGGAGACTCTGATGATTGTCCAGCTGGATATGTTTGTGTAGATGGATATTGTGTTCCTGGATGTAACGATACCAATGATTGTCCACCAGGATTTACTTGTGTTGATGGTGCATGTATTAAAACATGTTCTGTCGATGCAGATTGTCCACCTGGATATGTTTGTGTAGATGGTCAATGTGTAAGAGATCCTGATGATACACCTCCTGCCGATGGTGGTAGTGATGGTGGAGGTGATGGCATAGGTATCAGTACGATTCCAGTTGGTATTGTTACTGATATTGTTATTGATAATCCTGGTATTGGATATACTGGTGGAGATATTATCTTGATTGGAGATGATTGTTACTACAATCCAATTTTGACTGAAAATGGTTCAATTATTGGCATCGATAATATATCTCCATGTAATACAGAATTTACATCTAATCCATCTGTCACAATCATTACAGATACTGGATCTGGTGCTAATATATTCCCAGTTGTAGAATATAAACCACAATATCTTGTAGATAATCAAGATATGACTGGCATTGGAAGTATCAAGACTGTTATTGATTGTGTTGGAGTTAGAGATCTAGTCTTTGTTGGATGGGTTAATGGATTCCCATATTTTGGTCCATATCATGAACATGAGAATAAGAAAATGGTTGGTCCAGTACATGTTCCTACTCCACATCTGACCATTTATGATACTAAGGAACAAAGTTTGTTTGCATTAAATGCACCAGTACAAACTACAACTACTAATACTACATCAAATCTAACTCCACTAACAGCATCTACAACTACCCCAACTCCTCAAAGTTCTACACCAACTGCAAGTCCCGCTGCTGCTCCTACACCCGATCC